CCCCCGTTTGTTTGGATTTGCCCGAAGTATCGCAAAACCAATATTCCGATATGTCAGGCGTGACAATTGAACGCGTAGCATTTTGGAATAATGATATGCCGCCCGTTTTGACGGTGGTTTCTTCTAGCCAATACTATTACGATGCAAGCGGCAACAAGGTAATTATTCAATCTTTGCCGACAACTATCAATAGCCAAATGACCGCACCGATTATTTGCGAGTACACAACCGCACCTAATCCGTTGCAAACCTATCCCGTTATTAAGCAAGCGGGTTTGTTGTTGTTTACGCACTTGTATAACAATCGTAGCAATACAACTGACAATCAGTTAAAAGACATTCCATTTGGCGTGGCTACATTGCTACGCCCATACAAACCATTGGTGATGTAAATGGCAATTGCACGGTTTGAACAAATTACAGTCAATAATTTGGCATTTGCTAAAAGTAGTTTTGGCGAACAAACAACCGCGCAAACTACTTGGTTTCGCACCCGTGCGCGTGTTCAATCCGTTGCCAATAGTTTAAAGATTTCGGAAAAGTACCGCCTTTATCAAGATGTAGTCAATTTCATTTTGAACTACACGCCAAATACAAGAACAATGGTTCGCAATCAAAACCTTTATTCAATCAATTACAACGGTTACGATTGGCGTATTGATAACATCCGTGAATCTGACGATAGGATGACCGTGGTTATCTTGGCGTATAGAACTGACCCAGTTACGGCGGTGTAAATGGCAACGCAACAAAATCCAGTTCAATACGGCAAAGCGATTCAGTACCAACTGCAAAGCATTGTTACGCCCGTGCCCGTGTATGCCGCGTTTAACCGTAACTTTGCAACTGAACCTAAGTTTATTGTTTGGATGTTACGAAATGTGCATCAGGATGTTTACACAGGGCCAGTTCAATCCGTGAAGGGCATAGACCGCCCAACATTTCAGATAAGTATTTTTACGCAAGTAATAGAAGATGGTTTCACTATTTCCAATCAGATACTACAATCGCTACACGGATATAGTGGTTTGTTTGGCGGTGCAACTAATGGTTTTCAGATTGCTAAAGCAGATGTTTTTTGGCTTTACAACACCTATGATAATGATGAAAAGTTAGCCCAAATTTTTCTTGATTGCACCCTAGATATTCCAACATAAGACAACCCTACAACTTTTGAAGGAACTTTTAAAATGGCACTACCAAACAAAATAATGGCGGGTTTTAGCGCGGCGTTGTATGCCCAATCAGGCGCAACACCTACTGCACTAACACTTGCCCAACTTTCAACCCTTGGCAATGTTTCGGGTATTGCAATTTCGGGTAATCTGATTCCAGTAGAAGCAGTACCCGCATTTGGGCAAGATGATGCCGTTGCTAGTTTCGGTGTAGCGGGTTCGCGTCAATCTGACAAAATCCCAACGCAATCCGCACCAACATCACTTAGCGTTACCGCCGCATGGAATCCTAGCGATACAATGCTTTTGTTGATGCGCGGCGATGCGTATAGCGGCTTGATTGACCGTACTTTTGTAGTTAGTGCTACCGAAGGGTCAAACATTGTTTATTACGCCTTTAACGCCCGCGTAAGCCAGTTTACGATTGATTCAAGCCCTAGTGCTGAAGCCAAATGCAATTTCACCATTCACCCCCGTGGAAATCTCTACGGTTGGTCTAACAACGCCTAAAGGAATATCATGGCTATACCAAATAAAGTTTTAGCGGGTTTTAGCGCATCGTTGTATATGCAAAGCGCGGCAACGCCTACGCCACTTACAACGGCAAACCTTTCCGTATGGACAGGGCAAGTTACAACCATCGTAGGCACGGCGGCTAACGGTACTGGCGGCGCGGGTGTATTGTTGCCCGTGGAAGCCGTACCCGCTTTTGGTCAGGATGATGCGGTTGCATCTTTTGGCGTTGCGGGTTCACGCCAAAGCGATAAGATTCCTACGCAATCTGCGCCTACATCGTTAAGCATTACCGCGGCTTGGAATCCAAGCGATGCCGCGTTATTGCAAATCCGCGCTGATGCCTACAATGGTACGGTTGACCGCACTTTTGTGGTTGCCGCGGTTGACGGTGCTAATACGGTTGCGTATGCGTTCAATGGTCGCGTTTCTCAATTCACAATTGATTCAAGCCCAAGCGCAGAAGCAAAATGCAACTTTACAATTCATCCGAGGGGCAACCAATACGGTTGGTCTAATAACACATGATAACTGTAGAAGAAGCCGTAGAAGTTCTTAGCACTACCTACCAATCCCTAGATGCGGTTGCACAAGGGATGGTAGTAGATGCCGAAGAACTAGAAGATGCCATTGCCGCCGCTGATGCGGATTCTGTAGAAGCGGTATGTTTAAAAGTTCTAAGTAAATACAATAAATAATATGCAAACGACAATAAAAGATAGTAACGATTTGTTGAACTTCTTGGTAGCCCAATCCGATTCGCGTAAGGATTGGTTTGGGTTTACCGCACAAAAATTAACTGCAATTTCTTTGGCGCATGACATTGCCGCAAACCATGCGGATAAATTTACGCCCGATGAAATCGTAGATTATGTACATACGCTAAATAACGCGTTGTATCAAAAGATTATTAAACCGATGGGCTAATCATGGGCGTTACTTTCAAAGTTGAAGGTTTGAAAGATGTGTACGCCGCATTTGAAGAATTAGCCGCGGAAATTGGCGACAAGAAAGCGCAAAGCAAAATTCTTGTACCCGCCGCACGGGAAGCGATGCAACCCGTTTTATCCCAAGCAATGTCAAACGCCCCAATGGATACTGGCGGCTTGCGCCTTTCTTTGCAAGTGGAAGCACGGCGACCAACCAAGCGCGATAGGCGTTCTAAATACATTACTGATAACGATACCGTGATAGCGGCAGTAACTACCGCATCGGGTAAAAAGTTAAAAGCAATGAGTGAAGGAAAAGGCTTGTTAGCCGCCCGCCGCAAACTAGCCAAGATGGGCGTTGCCAATGCTGATAAATTTATGGGTGTACAAGGTGATGCCCGCGCAATAGCACAAGAATTCGGCACGGCTAGGAATGGTGCAAAATCATACCTACGCCCTGCAATGGAATCCCAAAGCCAACAAACCGCCAAGCGGCTAGGGGAAATTTTAGGTAGGCGAATAAATCAATACAGGATGAAAAATAAATGACAAAATTTAGTTCAGCGTTTGGCGATAAATACCAAACAAATAGAAAAAACCTTTTAATTCGTACATTTGAATTGGGCGGGCATACTTTTAAAGTACGCATCCCTTTGGTTGCTGAATCTGATGAAATCTACAAAAAGGTTTCTGAACCCGATGAAGAAACAATAGAAAAGGTTTACCAAGAAATTACCAAACCTTTGCGCCAATTTGAAAACAATCAAACGGAAGAATTCCAATTTACCGATGATGATATTTTGGTTGACGGACGTTCTATGCGTGAAGCCGCTAAAAACAAAGCCATCACCGAAGCCCGAATTACTGAATTTTTCAAGTTACTTGTTCCTGAACTGGAAGGCGCAAGTTTAGAAGATTTAACCTACAAAGATATTGAAGAAGAATTCCCTATTTCCGTGCAAATGCAAATTGTGGAAAAGATTGGCGAAGTAATTAGCCCGACCTACAGGGAAGCGCGGGGAAACTAATAGGCTCGTTGAAAAGCCAATGCCTAGCCGCAATGATTTTCAACGGGCATACCCTAGAAACAATAGCCGAATTAGACGATGTAACCTTGGTAAACATTCAAACAATGTATGCCGATGGAATGGTTGGAAATTACGGTGTTCTTACGCAATTAGCAACCCTAACTAACGGGGTGTTTAATTACATGAGAACGGCAAATTCGCCCCCATATAAACTAGCCAACATTTTGGGTAGTGCGTATGATTACATCTACCCGCCTTTATCTGATGATAAGAAAAAAGCGGCGGTAAATGATAGCCTTTTAGCATTTATGCAACAGGCACAAGGATTTGATAAAACATTGTTTGGGGTAAAAGATGGCTAATATGATTGCCCGCCTTGGCGTAGTGCTAGGGCTTGATACCGCAGAATTCAATAAAGGTATTGAAAACGCGGGTAAGAAACTTGAACAATTTAGCCAAACCGCAGAAAGGTTTGGAAAGATAGGCGCAACCGCCTTGGTTGCCGCTAGTGCCGCCGCACTTCAATATGCCGATGATATAGCCGATGTAGCCAAAGCAAATGATGTTGCTATTGGAACGGTTCTTAAACTATCTAATGCCCTTGGTAATGCGGGCGGCAAAGCAAGTGATTCAGGGAAAATGCTTGCCTCATTTACTAAGTTTATTGATGATGCCGCGGGCGGTTCAGTTGAAGCCCAAAAAACAACAAAGATGTTGGGCATTACCCTACAGGATTTAGGCAAACTTTCCGAAGAAGAATTGTTGAACAAGGTAGTTAAAAACCTTGGTTTAATGGATGATTCCGTTACCCGTGGCGCAAAGGGAATGGAAATTTTTGGCAAATCATTTAAAGGCGTAGATGCCATTGGATTTGCTGAAGATATGGCAAAAGCAAATAAAGTTACAAAAGAACAAGAACAAGCAATTAAAGATGCCGCCGATGTTTATGATTTATTGGCGCAATCATCAAGAAACACAATGTTGGTAATTGCTACCCAACTTGGGCCAGTTCTAAAAGCAAGTATTGATTACATCAAAGATTTGGCGGGTGAAACAAATCTGCTAGGGCCAATCTTTAAAACAGTTTTTCAAACAATTGCAATATCTGTTGCTGATGTTGCGTTTGTTCTAGGTGGATTACTTAGACAAATGCAATTAACACTAACAATATTTAAAAGTGTCATACCGTCTTATGACGATAAAGATTTTGAAAATGTATTTGGCAAAAAAGAAATAGCCGATATTATTGCGCGGCAAGACCTTGATAGGTTTATAAATAAAGTAATGGGCGTTAGCGAATATGGTAATTCCATTGATGCAATGGCAAACAAACCAATTGCGTCATCTGCTAGTGGTGGAAGAAAAGTAACGCCCGCCAAAGATAAAGATGCAGAAGAAGCAGAACGCCGCAGATTAAAAATGATTGCGGATTTAAACCGTGAAGCACAAAGATACGCAAAACTTCTTTTCGATATTGAAGGGCAACAAGTAGCCGCATATACAAGCGAAGCCAAGCGTATTGAAAAAGAACAACGCGGTTTAGAAATTAAAAATCAGTTGTTATTCATTGACCAAAAAACAATGGATATGAGGTCAGAAGATGCACATTTAACACGCGATTTATATTTATCAGAACAAAAGCGTTTAGATGCTATTCAAGAAATTAACCGCAACAATCTTTTGGAT